AAGAGTTCATATTCATGCAGCTTGGACGAGCCACCAGGAAGATCAACCAGGGCATGTGTCGACCGCAGAACTTCTAGCAGTCGAAACCAGGTCGGGTCGCACTTTTCAGAATGGGGATGATCCCCGAAGTACTTCCAAACCAATGCAGACGTAACGCTGTTGCTTGCGCTTTTCGCGTCAACCGTCGCCTGCTTACCTGTAATGGAGGCCATATAAGCCATCCGCTGGTTGATTGTCTGGTCATTGAGGTTAATGCCTGCGTCGTACATTGCGCATCTCATACAGTACCCTAGGGCAAGCTGCATGTAGATTTGCATGTCCGTCGTGACACCTATCGTCCGACCAGTCCACGCGTTCTTAGGAACGCACCTCAACAGGTCATAGTCGCACACGGATAGTGCTAGCGTAACCTCCTTGATTCCCGCATCGTAATCATGGCCGTATGCCCACCCGGGCATTAGCGACATGACGGTACGGGCCAAAGGCAACGCAGACCTGCTTACTTCGGGTGTGCCTGAAAGCTTTCCATATACGCTGGCGTCTTTACGAGCCAGTCGAGTGGTCGCCCCCGGGCCAAACCTCAACCCTCCTAACCACTTCTCCCACGAGAACTGCCCTAGTATCTCCATTGCTTTACACGCCGCAACATGAAGTATGCGTGACGCGCGCCGGTTTTCCGGCGAATAGGAGAGCAGACGGTCGTTTGTGGAAGCGTTTACAGCCTCGTCTTCGAAGAACGAGTTAAACGCGGCTGCAGTGGTGTCAACGCCCAGGTCAAAACCTGGATATTTCCGCACCACCTCTTTTACGAGGTAGCTATCTCGAAACTGAGATCCTGAAGTTTCTTCAGGCGGGAAGGGTAGTCGGGTAACTCGCGCAGGATCCAAGGCACCGTCCCCGCAGGATGCGAGGTCGACACCGAGGGCTTTTGCGAGACGCACGACCAAGTCCATTGCGTCAACAGGAGTACAACGGCCAGAACGGTCAATCGTTTTACCCATGAGAAACTCCATTGGGTTGCAGGCCGAGCCAGGATGGCACCGACCAATTTGTGGGTGATTCGGACGAGATGCTGGTACAACAATTCAGGGAACATGAGGAACCCTGCTACCAGACGAACTCGCCCTTATCAATGGCGTCAGCCACCGGATCAGTAAGCAGCAGATTGCTGCCCATAACGCGTACGTTCTTCGCATCCTGCTCTTCCCAAGTTTTGGGAACGATAGCAGTAACTCGGACCGTAGCGTAATCCGCCACACGAGAGACCGTAACGCCGTTGATGGTTTCGTCCAGCACACGGGGTACGAGTAAGACAATCTCTGTCTTCGACAGACCCTTGGGTTCCGCAACCTTGATGGTTGCGGTCTCCCGGCCCTCTGCAAAAGTCACAGCGTAGTTTTGATACTTCGCCGTGTCACCCGAGATCCCACGAGGGGACAGGGTGTGCGAGACTGGAGTGGATTCGCCATCATCGATGACTAGAGGTGCATTGTCGGCCATTTAGGTACTTCCTAGTGGTCTATTTAAGGTAAAAGGGCGCCCGAATGGGCCACCCAGCGGTTGTATAGGCACAGCTGAGCCCCGGAGGCACTCAGCATTTTACGACTGCGCGAAACGCAGACGGTGGGTCAAATGCGTAAATTACGCATCCTATCTTTGACCTTTGTCGCATGACTCTTACTCCCGAGTAAGTTGGACAGCAGAAACACACTGTCCCACATACGCTCGAAATTCAGAGGGTCCCTCTTCATAACTATGCTAGGTACCGGTGCCGTATAATACGGTGTCCGCGTGAACCCAGTAAGCTTGTGGGAGGGTTGGGTGGGAGCCTCTAGAACAGTGTTGGTGTACCCGCTCACATTCAATGGTTCAGCGTATTCACGCTTCTCCAGATCATAGTAACGCGTACACGAACCCGACTTAAACTTATAGCCGGTGTTCCAGGCATTAATTGCCGAGAGGAAATCCCCAACTCCTATAAACCAATCCAAAACAAAGGAGTATGGCAAAACTTCCCAGCCCGTTAGCAACGGGTTAGTCAGTCCCACATCCTGGAGGGTTAAATAGAAGCTTTCGTCGATCGTGGCGTCTATCCGTACTGATACCTCGTGTTTACGAAACTCCGTCGTGTGCCTTTTAACGGGCATGGCGTAGTACGTACCGATGTAGTTGTACAGAAACGGGGAAACCACGGATTCCACCTTGAACCGTCGCGAATGGTTCGTGGCGATATAGCGATCAAATTTGCCTTTGTCGGCATTAGAGATCGCCTCGACTGATCCCGCTATGTCCATCAAAGATGGAGCAATTCCATAGCGGGTTGTTAACCATGCGTTGGGCAAGCTTGTAATTGCTTCCCCATTCCTCCATTGCTGGAGGGCCTTCGGAGTCCAGCCACGTGGTAGGTTCTTATCCCACTTCCAAACTTTCTTGGAACCGGGTAACCGACCTTTAACCCACCGGCCTTTTCTTAGGTCCTTGAGCAAACGCACGGTACTGGTACACCAATCCGTCACCATATTGGCCGTCTGCCGACGTTCTAGGAACGCGACAGATAGGTCGACTGAGCCTTGTGCAAACTTCCCTAGACACAGCGTCTCGGCTTCCGCCTGGAGCTGGTTGAGGAGGCTTGATGAAGCGCCCGATGGTGGGGTGGCTATCCAGACAAACCCGATACACTCGAACGGCGTCCAAGTATAGAACTTGTAATTGACGACCGGTCGATTCTCAGTCCATCTATGGGCTGAGTACGGAGTTGGTGCACGAAACCCGAATTCATCGGGAACAGTGTGCACACTAGCAGCACGATACGTGTCGAGCTTCTCACCCCCCCACTGAGTCCCATTAGGGTCTATTAAGTTAGGTCCAATCGTCCGTTTAAGGACAAGAGGATCCCCTCTATATAGCCTAAAGTAAAACCCAGTGAAGGGCGAAATGTAGCTCTCCACGCCGTGCATCGCATTACTCCAAAGTTGCTGTGTATCGGTATATACGAACGTCCAAAACTTCGGCACGTCCGAAGAGAGGGGCTCCCAAGGGAGC